ATTTTGCCGTCTGCCAGTGCCACAACTCCCACGTCCTTGCCCTTCGGCACGCAGTAGACCACCAGGCCGAGGGTCTTGGGGCCTGGATCGATACCGATGTAGACGCGCGCATTCCTATAGGGGTCGGGCAGGCAACCTTTGAAGCTCAGAGGCATGGCTACACCTGCTCGGTGATGGTTGCCTTGATGACCTTGAGGCCGTTGCTGTGTGCCAGCCAGTCATGGCACCGGCTCTTTTGCTCGGGCGTCATGCCCCCGAGCCGGGGGCGCTTGCTCTTGTCTGCCCATGCGTTGAAGTCCTCAACGGTCAGGCCTGCGCTCTGCAGCTCGTCTGCAATCAGGCCAGCCCAGTCTTTGCCTGCCTTGAATGACACCGAGGCAAAGGCCCGCTCTGCAGGTGTTGGGATGGATGTCTCGGGCACCTGGCGCCGCTGCTGCTGTGGGGCGCGTCGGCTGGCGGCGTTCCCATCATCGTCTTCCACGGGCAGCCCCATGATGGACTGCAGGGCGTAGCGCCGCAGGTAGGTGATGGCCGACCCCACAGCCTGGGCATCCTGCTTCTTGCCCATGGGCGCTGCCACAGTGCTGCTGAGCATCTGGCCCGAAGTGTGGCCCAGCACAGTGGTGAGCTCCACATGGCAGCCCTCAAGGTGGGGCAGCTGCAGGACGGTGATGCCCTGCGCATTGAGCACAGGAACCACAGCGTCAAGCACAGCGGTAAGGCTGGCGTAGCTGCTGCGGTAGTGTGGGTTCTTGCTGTCCTTGACCGCTGCCCCCATGGAGGCCTGTGCCTTGCACAGTGCGGCGAACAGCTGCTTAGTGTCGTCGGTGATGGTGTACTGCATATCTTGTGGTCCTCTTGTCATTGGAACTTCTGCTCGAAGTCGGAACGGGTCAGGCGCTTGATGGCAAGCATTCCGGTGTCCGCGCCTTCTGGCTCACCGGGCTTGTGGTAGTACTTGGCACCGCCGGAGCGGTACCGAACGAATCCGACCGAGTGCAGGGCAGAGGCTAAGCTCAGACCGAATCTCTGGGCGGACAGATTGTGGTCGATGGCTGCAGCGAACTCCCCCACCGTGAAGCGGTTCCGCTTGCCTCCCTTGTTTGCGTCGTAGGCCGTCTGCGCGCACTGGGTGAACCAGTCCAGATACTGGAACTCACCATTGGCCTTCCGCTGCCAGGCGCTCTCTTGAGCATCGAGCCACCACTCCTGCCCCTGCTGGAAGTAGTGGTAGGCCTCGGCCAGCATTTGGTCCCGGTACTTCCCGAGCCATGCGAGGTCTGCGCGCTCTCCGGCGCACTGGATGACCCAGTACCTACGGCTGCCCGTTCGGTCTCTGAGCACGTCCTGCTCATTGCTGCTCATGGTGATGACCGTGTGCCTTCTGTACGTCCGCATTTTCCGGCCAAACGGGGGGCGGAAGCGGTCGACCGCACTCGTGATGAAGGCCTTCCGGGTCTCTTGGTCGGCTGTGGAGCTGCCTGCCATCTCTGCGTCTTCGTAGATGAGAGCACCGTACAGCTGGAGGTAGCAGTCCTTATCCTTGATGTTGAATCGAGTGTCAGAGTACAGCTCCTCTTGCCCTGGCCAGTTGGCCCACTCTCTCCAGACGCTTGACTTGCCCCACCCCTGTGGGCCAATCAGCAGGGCGCAGGTGTGTAGCTGGCATCCAGGCGAGAACAAACGCGCCATCAGGCCAATCACCCACTTGGCGCTGTACACTCGGTAGATGGGCAGGTCCTCTGTGTGGCAGACCTCCATGAGCCAGCGGTCAATCCGGGGGCAGCCATCCCACTCCAGGCTCTTGACGTACTCCTGAACGGGGTTCCTGGCGTTCTGCTTGGCGACGAACTCCACCGAGGAGAAAAGGAGGTCCTTGCCGAGGCGCCATTGCCAGTCATAGGCCGCTTCCATGTGAGTCACCACCCGTACCCAGATGGTGTCTTCTACGGGTTCGTGGCCGTCCATCTCTCGCTGCCGGAACTCGTCAAACCACAGGTTGAAGGCTCCGTCATGGGTGAGCATGGTGTGGAGGTTTGTCACTGTGTTGAGAATCTTGCCTGCTGTACCGTCCCTCTTCGGGGGCGCTCGGTGCAAGTCCACCAGGCCGGGCGTCGAGTTCGGGCGGTAGCTATTCCAGTAGGTGGTTGCCTGTGGGGCTGAGTAGTACCTGGCGCGTCCGTCTGGTTCCCTGTGGAAGAAGCCCGACCCCACCGAGGTACCACCGAACGGGCAGATGACCTTCAGGCGCTCACCGGGTGCGAGGGCGTCGGCAAGCTGCTGCCATGCTCTGCCGTCTGCAAGGCGCTGAGACCGAAAGTCTACGTCTACGGATTTGGCCTGCCTCGGTCGCTTCCTGCTGGGTACGGGGCTGGGCTTGACCTTCGCCTTGTCGTTAGCTGTGAGCTGCCCCTGCCTCCTCCACTGTTCGCGCAGGCGGCCTACCGTGTCCGAGTCCAGCACCGTGTCAGATGCTCCGACCACATCCACGGACTGCATACGCCAGCTGCATTTGGTGTTCTGGCTACCCGGTGCGCGGGCAAGGCGCGCCCCTACGTCATGCGTCCGGTCGTATGCTTTGTGGTAGGTGGTCAGCGGTGGGTGGAAGCCCTGCGCCATCTCGGCTGCTTGCCGGTTGCACTCGTCCACTACTGCGGCATGCAGCTCGGTGAGGGCAGCCTTCTCGGTGCGCATGGGTTCCGAGACTGCATAGTGGAAGTGAAAGCCCCACCCGCTGCAGATGGTCAGGGTAGGCGGTGCGCCCATCACAGATTCAAGGATGCCACCCACATCCTGCAGAAGCAGGTCAAGGAAGGCCTGCCGCTGCTCCTCCGGCATTTGGTACATATGGGCCTTACGGTCCTGCGCTCGGTCGGGCAGCGCCTGCCCCCGAGCCAGCCGAGCCGAGTCCACCAGGCCGAGCAGGTCAAGGTCAAAGAAGAGGGAGGTCACTCCCTTGCAGTTCTCAACGCTGCGACCCCTGCCCCGATTGTCTACGGCGCCTCGGTGGAAATACCCGGTGCTGATGTAGTCCCCGCCCTTGAGGGACTGCTCCACGTAGCAGCAGCCCTCTGGGGGCGTAGGCCACACGGCCCGGACTCGGGTGTCAGGGTGCTGCGCGTTCAATGTCGACTCCATAGGGATAGGCAATCTCGTGCTCCTCCCCGTGCTTGGCTGCCAGCTTAGCAAGCCTCTGCATGCGCGCCTTGGAAACCGTAAGGTTCAGCTGGGCCTCATGCAGGTCCTCGCGCGCTCGGTCCAGCATCTTGAGCGCTCGCTTGATGTCCTCCGAGGCGTGGTAGGCATCAGATTCCGCCCGATGCAGGGCGCTGCGAACACTTGTCCAGCGGTCAGTCATCGTCCACCCCTGCGAGGCGCTGCAGGTGCTTGCGCTCAATGCGCCGCTGCAGGTCCGTAGAGACGAACGGGGCAACCACACCCTCAAGGTACTCGGGGACGGTCATACCTGCGAGGCCTGCAGCTACCCGGAGGTCAGCCGCCAGGCTCGGGCTGAGTCGGGGACGGTAGGGTTCAGCGAGCTGCGACATCATCGGCCCCCATGCGAGACGCCACAGCAGCCTCCACGGCTTCCGCGACTGTTGCTCCGGTGCCGTGTCCGGTCTTCGTGCGGTTGCTTGCGTAGATGCGGCAGCTGTACTCCTGCTTCCGTCGCACCCAGGAGATACGGACCTCTGGGCTGTCAAGGGAGGAGAGTGCCCCACGGATAAGTTGCTCAATACCAGTCATGACTTGTCCTCTGCCAGTTGGCTGATGGCGTCCACGAGCTGCGGGACCAGGTGCGTAGCCTGCAGCTCAAGAGTGTTGATGCGCTTGCACACCTGCGCATGGGAAAGGGTAGGGGCGACACCTGCAAGCATGCCGATGCGCTGCTCAAGGCGCTGCAGCTGCTGGATGATGTCGCTGTAGATGTCTGCGCTTGGTTCGTCGGTCATACGAACATCCACAGGGTCATGCAGATGACGATGCAGACAACAGCGGCGAACTCTTCGAGGTTCTGACGGGTCATGGTGTCCTCTCTTGAAAAGTGCCCCGGGACACCTGCAATAGCGTGACAGGTTGAAAGGGTGGGGTGGTGCCCCGGGGTGGACGCTACATGTACCCACTGGACCCAATGGGTGCAAGGGGTCCAATGGACCCATCTATGTCATAGTTGTGTCACAGGCCCCCAAATTGCCCAAAGTCTTGACCCTCCAACCCGTCCCCATTCAAGAACCGCAGATACTGGGGTTCGTAGCAAAAGGGACGGGTCAGGGCTTCCAGGGACTTTCCCAAATTTCCCTTGTTTTTTGCTCCAGTAGAATCTCACCAAGACCCGTCCCTTTGTCGAGAAGCCCATGGATAGGGTACAATGGATGGGGACGGGTTGTATCGTCAAGACTTTGCTTCATAAGGGGTATTACGTATGCCGAAATCCACCAGAACCATGACAGAGCAGCAGCTCCTTGAGGCTGTGGCGAAGCTTGCCCCAGAGGCCATCAGCTGCATTGAGCGCACCCTACAGGGCAGCGTCAGGCCAAACAAAGCGCAGGCCGATTGCGCCTGGCGCGTGCTGGATTGGAGCAAGGCAGCAGCAGCAGCAAGGGCAGAGAGCGAGGAAACCAGCCCCGACGTGCAGGAGTTGGAGAACGTGCTCAGCCTGGTGGGGGAGTGGTAGACTATCTGTGAGAGGACAACATGAGAGCACTTGAGCTATTTGCAGGCGCAGGGGGCGCAGCTCTGGGCCTGGAGGCTGCAGGCTTCGAGCATGCCGCACTCGTAGAGCGTGACCCTGATGCCTGCGCGACCCTACGAGCTGCCCGTCTCGGGCCTGTGGTAGAGGCTGATGTCAGAGACCTCGATGCCATTGAGGCCGTTGCAGGGCGCAAGATAGACCTGCTGTGGGCATCTCCACCCTGCCAACCATTTAGCACAGCAGGCACAGGAAAGGGGCAGCAAGATGACCGGGATGGCTGGCCCTGGACTGTGGCAGCCATTGACCGGTTTAACCCGCACACGGTAGTCGTTGAGAACGTCAGGGGGCTGCTGAGTCATAGTTACTTTGAAGAGGTCATCCTCCAGCAGATGCAGGACCGCTACCCCTGCGTAGGCTTCTGGCTGCTAAATGCTGCAGACTTTGGGGTGCCCCAGCGCAGGCGCAGAGTATTTGCATGGGCATCAGACAGGCCTCTCGTGCCACCCAGGCGCACCCATGGCGCAGGGATGTTCTGTGAGCCATGGGTCACCATGGGCAGCGCCTTGGGAGTAGAGGGATACGTCATGTCAGCAGGCGTTACCGGTCAGGGCCGCCCCACACCCATGACAAGAGCAGCACCCACAATCAGCACAAAGGGGAACGCATACCTGCTAAGCCCAGCACCCACAATCACAACAACCGAGGTCAAAGGGACTCGGGGCAGGCATATGCGCGGCGGACCAGACAGGGGCAGCGACGCCCTGTGGCTGGCCACAGGGCGCAGGCGCCTGACCGTTGAAGAGTGCGCCAAGCTGCAGGGCTTCCCAGTGGGGTACCCTTTCCAGGGCGCCAAGTATTCACGCTATCGCCAAGTCGGAAATGCCGTACCGCCCAAACTGGCAGAAGTAGTGGCAAGGGCAACGATGTGAGCATCTACATCCCCCCGAGCATCCCCGAGCGTCTACACCCCAAGGTCATCGGCCTGGTGGGTGACCCTTCCGAGTTCTGCAGGCTCCACCGCGTACAGGACAAGGACAGCAAGCGCGAGATACCGTTCGCTCCGCTGCCGATGCAGACAAAGATTTTCAACGCGGTGAAGCGAGGGCACAACCGCATTCTCTGCATCAAAGCCAGGCAGGTGGCAGCCACAACGGCCTGCAAGATGGTGCTGCATCAACAGTGGATGGCGACCCCCTCGGCTGCCCTGTACGCCCTCGTGTCACTTCGGGCCGAGTCCGCTACCGCGCTGCTCGATGACAACCGCCGATGGCTACACCACCCACCCGCCATCCTGCAGCGCCAACTTGACACGCGCGCCAAGGGTGAGCTGCGCCTCGCAGACACGGGTGCATCGTTGAAGGCCTTTACGAGTAGAAGCTCCACAGGCCTGCGCAGCTTCTCCCCTGCCGCTGTGCTGCTGTCTGAGTTCGCCTTCGCGCTTGACCAGGAGGAGTTGCTGGCCCAGGCGCTGTCTGCCGTGGGTGATGGGCTGCTCATGATTGAGTCCACAGCAAACAACCCAGGGGACCGGTTCAGCGAGCTGATAGCAGGCGCCCCAGAAAACGGCTGGCACCTGATTACCCATTGGTGGCACGAAGAGCCCCGATATACGGACGCAGACCCGGAGCACTTCGAGCACACAGAGGGAGAGGCGCAGCTCGTCAAAGAGTACCGGGTGACAGATGGGCAGCTTGCTTGGCGCCGGCGCTACCTGGCTACCCTCGGCCCCTACAAGTTCCGACGCGAATACCCGGCCTGCCTCGATGATTGCTTCCTCGGCCGAGAAGGCGGATACTACGGGGAAGAGGTCCTACAAGACATCCACGTCATAGACCATGAACTGCACGGGAAGAAGCATGGCCGAGAGATTGAGGCGCCCCACCCGCATGACCGGTACGTCATGGGTGTGGACATCGGCGGGGGCGTGGGCGGTGACTACTCTGCCCTCTGTGTCATATCGGTATCTACCATGCAGCCGGTCTATACCGAGCGCAGCAACCGGGTCACCCCAGCAGCATGGGCGCACCGCTGCATACAGGTGGCAAGTCGATACAACAAAGCGCTGATGCTGGCCGAGAGCAACAACCACGGCCACGCCTTCCTGCTGGAGGTCTCGCACTGTGGCTATCGGGAACAGTGGCGCAACCCGCAGGGCAAGCCCTGGGTGACGAGCCTGCAGTCCAAGCTTGATGCCTTCGATACCCTGCGCGAGTCCCTGCAGGTGGTCAAGGTCATGGACCGGGTCACATGGATGGAGCTGCGCAGCCTCACCATCCCCCCTGGGAAGGTCGCGCCAGAGGCCCCGAAGGGTGGCCATGATGACAGCGCCATGGCCATGGCGTTAGGGTACCGCTGCATCCGCGATATTCCCTCCTCGTGGCGCACGCATGCGCTACAATCGGGCAGAACTCGCATCGATGACCTTATCCAGGCAAGCCGAGCCAGGCGCATCCGGTCCCACAACCTGCCATTCTGAGAGCTACCCATGCTGAGCCCCGAACAGTGCCAGGCCATCTGTGACCAACACGACCTGTACTGGGACGGTCGACGCGATGAGCTGCGCATGCTGCGGAACCTCTACATGACTCGGTTCTTCAAGAACGACCAGCCGGTGATGGACGGCCTCATGCGTACCGAGGTCCCCAAGGCTTACGCCGTAGTGGAGAGCTACCTCGGCTCCCTCTACGCCAAGAACCCGAGCGTGGAAGTGCAGGCAGACATCCGGGGCAGAGGCAACCCGGAAGTGGCCGAGGCCACCGCCAATAGCTACCTGCTGACCGTTCGGGAGCAGCTCGAAGACGCTACCCGCCTGGCG